CACGTAGCTGACCCAATACTTCTTCTTCTGATACTGTATCTGCTGCGACAATTCGTAGAATTGTCTCCTCATCTTTGCAAATATTAGCAATTAATATAGGTGTGCCAAGATTCCACACTGTAGGTTTTGAGTATGACTTATTAGTGCTATCTGCTAAAGCTGCTGTGGACACCAGCACTATAAGAAACACCCAACTCAGCACGATAGCTGTACGTAGATATTTCATTTTTTATTCTCCTAATTATCGCCGCCAATCGGGTTGACGATTTTTATCAGCGGCATTCCATTCCTTTATGGCCTCTGTGAGAAGAGGTAGATATTCATATTTCTCTTTTATAAATTCTTGAACCGTTCCGTCTTCTGTAACAACAAGAATAACTACTTGATCAATGATAATTCCTGTCCTCTCTCCGAACATTTCTGCATATGCTGAACCTTGAATATAATAGTTCTCATTATATTTTTCATTTCTCTCTCTTGTTGAGGTCTTAAAGTCGATAATTGACAACTTACCTTTGTAATTTGCAATACAATCAACTCTACCAGCAACTTTATATTTATCACTATACAGACCACATTCTTGGGCATATATGTTATTTATATTACAAAGTACCTTTTCTTTGAGTTGATTAAACAAACAAAATGGAAGAAAATTATTCTCATGTTCTTTCCACTTTTTTGGCCAGTTAATATGTACGTTATTAAGATAGTCCTCACACATATGATGAACCTTAGTACCACGGGCAGATGCAGTTCTTGCTATATGATTTGCAACATCATTACCAACACGCTTACGCCACTCAAACAGTCCTTTCTTGTTACGGACTGATAGAACAGTTGTTATAGATGGATACTTATTACCTTCTGGTGTTTCATATAAACGAATACCATCATTATTCGTTGCTTTAATATCCGGCAATGTAAAAGAATCATTATGATCAAATTTTGTCATCGTAATTTCCATTGTAGACCTTTACTTACGTTCATCTAATATAGATTTGCATGGAATACGTTTAATTTTAGATAAAGTACCATCACTACTAAGCTGTTTGAACCAAACAGTATTTAAAGTTACAACAGGGTCTAAACCAAAAGGCCCCATAGCAACTGATCCATCTTCCAATGGATTTTTACCAACTTGATGGCATCCAATGTATTCATATCCCTGACCAGTGGACGGAACTTTCATTGTTGGCGCACATGCACCAAGAACTAACAATCCAGACAATATTATTATTTTACTTTTCATTTATATATTCCTCATTCTATCAACGAGCCTATCAGCTCTTTTTGTAACCTGTTTATACCAACTGGAATCAACCATCTCATCAGCAGCTGCATTCCAATCTTTCGCATCTACACCACGTTTCATTCCTTTGAACTTACTCAAACGAGGGCGCCCCATATTGAACATCATGTTCGCAATTATTTGTTGAGCTTCTTCCGGCAAAGTCTCAAAGTCTGAGTATAGGAGCTCGCAGTCCGACAGGACTCCTTGGAGATCAGATTCGAAGGCCTCAATGACTCTGGACTCACTGACGGGAGTGCCGTCGCTGCAATCATATTCGACATCTGATTCCAAAACCAGATGGCCGATCCCAAAAGTAGGATAGCCAAGATGATCTTTGTATACTTCATATTTTACTCCCTCATCAATCTCTAATTGTTCTCTAAGTTTATCTACGTTCATTTCATTCTCCTTTTGGTGCTGGGGTAAGACTATGTTCAGTAACAGGTATAATACTTTTTTCCCAATCTACTACTAAATTTCCAACAGCCATAATTCTTTCATGTTCACATTTCTGTTCTGGAACAGAATGATATAACCATGCTGGCCACAAAACAAGTTGACTACCCTTTGGTTTGACTTGCGTAAATCCGCCGCCTCCAGATGGATCATTACGATAGTATGCATCTGGAAAAACTAGTGGAGCACATTCCTCACAACCTCTAACACAATAGGTAAAACTCCAAGTGTGGGGCCAGTGTTGATGTGATTTAGTTGTTTGTCCCTTAGTATATATTAATCCCCATGAATCTGCAACCTTATAGTCATATTGTCTAGGATCACCAGATTCATTTGTTGCATTTGCAAGAGGCACAGTCTTAGCAAGACTAATTACCAACTCACCTAATTTCTTAAACGATTCATATTCTTTGTCCATATCCCATCGTGTCATATGACACTTAGCAGCAGTCTTATGATTCAACCTATCACCAGATTCTCGAATATCATTTTCAAGTAGGTCATTAAAAGCATCAATTCTAGTTCCCTGTAAATCTTTAACCTTGACAGGAGACTTCTGTTTAAATTCTGGCCAACCCTCTTGGGTAGGCTTTATGTAAATATCACTCAACACCAATTCCCATCTTAATCTTGTTAATAAGATAGCTACGAACAAAACCAGACCTAACGATGTCACCAATGTTAAATTCTGTACAGTTGAACTCTTCCATTTCCTCTAGAATGCGTAGGAAATCATGAAGTCCATTTTTCTCATTTTGTCTTTGTAAATCTGATTGGCCAAAATCACCACAGAAGACAATTTTAGAATCTTGTCCTACCCTAGTGATAATCGTATCCAATTCATGGAAGTTTAAGTTCTGGCACTCATCAACAATAATGATACTGTTGTCAAATGTCAATCCCCGTAGAAATGAGGTTGAAAGAAAATATAGAGAACCTTGTCCCTTGAGTCGGTCATATAGATTATTGAATGCTTGATCACTGGGCATCTGAAACATGAAACGAACCATGTTCTGATATGGCACCTGATACAATGCAGCCTTATCTTCCTCATCACCTGGCAGAAATCCAATCTCTCTTGTAGGGATTAATGATCTAACTAGAATAACCTTTTCTGCTTTATTCTTTAAATCTAACACCTCTTGTAATGCAAGATATAAAGAAATAAATGTCTTACCAGTTCCAGCAGCACCAAATAGAAATTGGTTCTTACCTTTTTTCCAAGTATCAAAAATAATCTTTTGGTTGTCGGTAATAGGCTTTACATCAACAAGAGTCGAACTGCTGATTTCTTTTGTTTGTTTTTTAGAGGCCATTTATTTTCTCGCCTTATGTTTCTTGTAAATATTTTCTGCTTGTAGTCGTTTAGTACTTTTACGACTACCATATTTATCTGCCATAGGTGAATCTGGATGTTTAGATGCAATATTACCCATCATATCATTAAAGTTAGTATCCGTCTTAGGACCAACTCCCATTAGATGATCACCCGCAAGAGCTGGTGCCTTTCCATGATACACCCGTTCTAGGTTAGGGTTCTTCTTCATATATTCATCGTAATCCGCCAAGGGTATGTTATCATCATACTCAATGCCGCTTTCTATATTCATAAATGTGTATGTGGGCATTTAAAACTTAAACTCCAATTGCGTGCCTTCTTGTTTCTCATAGTAAGTTAGCTCGTCTTTCAAATTCTTTATTGTAATATATGCTGTATTCAGTCCCTTTTGCAACTCATATATTTCTTTTTTGAGAATATCTACAGCGGTCAAACTTTCTGGTGTATTTATCTCCCAACCAGACTCGCCCATATCCCACCTTGCAGCAGTCTTACCTTCTCTTTCTTCTCTAAGCTTGCGTAACATGTAATTGTAATGCCCTTCTCTCGTCATCTTGTGCCTCCAGAAAAAACTTTGGGGTTTCTCTACGTTTCCATTTTGCAAAACTAGACTTCTCTATTATATAGTATGTCTGATATGCCTTAACAGTATCACCAGTTTTACAATAGTCTGGCATACATTGTGGTGGATCAGTATAACCAACCATAGGAATAGTAACGGGGCATCTTGATAAGGGAACTAACAGTCGTTCCGTAGCATGGTGTTTGTCATAACGAAATGTGTATTCCTTCATGAGAGCAACCATATGGTCATACAACCACATATAGTTCTCAAAACTAGAACGAACCCAGATCGTGCTTGGATGGTTTTTATGTGCCATCTTGTACAATCCATTTTCATCGGCACACTTGTCACCATCAAGAACACGATGCGTTGTAGACAGCATCTGTGCGCTTTCCAGTATCATCTTGACCACATGCTTGTCACAACTCATTTGTGCAGCCTTCACTGGATCACGGTCTAGGTAAAATATATTCATTCTTCTTTCCTTGTATCATTCAATAGTAGTATTTTACCTCTTTTTTCATCAATTGTCAAGACCCTTTCTGTCTCAATCATATCAATAATTAAGGTAGTAATATCAACTTCTTTACCCAACACACTAATCTTCTTTTCCAATTTAATAAGAGTTTCTTTGTAGAAGTCTATCTCTTGTTGTTTGACAAGCCGTTGTTCTATAAGATCAGATAGTGATATTACATTTTCTTTCATATTATCGGTTGTCACCATCACCTTTGATTTTGTTACGTTCCATTCTAGACTTTAGTTTGTCCACATTGGCTTGTGCAACCTCTTCTAGTGTCACACCAAGGTCATCAGCAAGTGCTGAGATGTACCATAGCACATCACCTAGTTCCAATCCTACACCAACGAGAGTCTTACCATCTCTCATATGTTTCTTAACTTTTTCGGCGACCTCACCAGCCTCTCCACACAAACCTAATGTTGGATATGTAATTTTACACTCATCTGGATAGATTGCTGTTGATCGTGCAAATTCTTGATATTCGTCAAATGTCATTTTTTGTCCCACCTATAAAAGATATGATCACCAATTTCTGTTGTCTTTTGTTTAGTCTTTGCCCATGAGGGCGTAACATAATCAGCATGGTAGAACAACGCACCATCTGTTATATCTATAAACTTAATCTCATTACGCATGATTACAGTAGATAAGTCAATGGTCTTTTTGTAAGCTTCTTTATCTTTTGGAATATCATCTTTACCATCACAATACCAACTAAATTGGCATCTATTTTTTATTGGATAAAATGTACCATTATTTTTCCATGACTTTCTTGTGGGCCCTTGTTTAACAACCTCACATACTGTATTGGGGAATCGTTTATCGTTCACACGATTTATTACAACAGCAGTTACAGCAATTTTACCCGCTGTACCTTGATCTCTTGCTTCATGATACATGTTTAATGCAAGACACTCAATTGTTTTTGTGGATGTGAGAACAATTTTCTCAGGGATAGGAGCATCTGATACGTTAACTCCAATCATTAACATTGCAGCTATAAAATCATTCATAACCGTATTGCTCCATAAACATTTCTGTTAAAGGTGCTTGTAACTTGTAAGCTTCGACTTCCCAAGGTTGTCTCTCATATTTTGTGTCACTATAGTTACGGTATTTACCGTCCTTGCATTTCCACAATTGCTTATAACCACCCTTGAACTTGTCTTTCATGCGACCAGTAGCACCCTGCCACACATGAACCATTTCATGCACAATGGTTTCGATAAACTCCTTTTTACAGACAGTTCGTCCCAAACGTTTGTCAATTTGAATATTATATTCACGATCATCATCACCACGATAACA